GGTTCATGTGTAAAACATGTAACTAAAGCCATTGAGTCTTTAAGTGGCGTTGAGAGTGTCAATGTGGATCTGCAATCTGGTCGTGTGCAAGTTTCTAGAGCTACCAACCAGTCTGACGACTTGATCCATGCTTTAGATGAAGAAGGTTATCCATCAAGCTTGGACTTGGATGAGCAGTCAGCTGCTCCTACCCAGAAAAAGAGTGGTGGCTGCTGTTGTGGCTGATCACCAAACTTAATTGGCTATTAGGGCTTAAAATAAACCCATGAAGAAGACTGCAGTAATGCTCTTTTTAAGTTTCTTGGTTAGCATGGTCAATGCCAGCACCATGCCTATATCGGTAGGAGAGTCTTCTCATGCCAAGCAAACTGCTTCTCATAGCCATTGCGAGGAGGTTGTGACTCCTGCAGCCCATGATGACTCGAAGCCAGTTAGCAAGTTAAGTGTCAGCCACTATTGCTGCTCTTCTATTGCAGTTTTAAATAATCCAATTGTTTTTGCTCTAAACGAATCATCTGATGTTTATTTGCTTGGTGAAACACCCAAGTCTATTTCCAATATTGCTGAATCTATCTACAAACCACCAAAACAATATCTGTAATCACCTTTGATTTAACGACTTAGGTCGTTTTGATAATTTATGTTTTGGAGATTTAGTAATGAATATGACTCACTATATGCAGTTATTGGCAGACAACCAGCCGTGGAATCTGCTTATCTTTATGGCTATACCGATAGTTCTTGCTGAAACGTTGGCAATTACTGAACTGTATATCCTGTTCACACGAAAGTTTGATGGCTTTGTCTATCACCTGAATCGCTTTTCAGGCACAACTGTTGGACTTTATTTCATAGGCATCATTGTCTATTTAATGACAACCGCAGTTGTTCCAATTACCAAAGGCGGTGAGTGGAGAACCGCTATTGATGTGGTTGCTGTGGGTAGTTATCTGATTGGTGGCTTGCCATTGATTTGGATTGCCTTGCAAGAGTTTGGCTTTGTGAATAAAGCCCTAGACCAAATGGGTAAGTTAAAGGTTCATGCAATTTGTGTGGCCTTATTCCTAGTCTTTGGACACATTGCCATGATTGCAGGGATGCTAGACCCATCTTTACTTGGCTATAAAGGTGCTAATACTCATCAAATGAGCGGTAATACTGGACATGAACAATGTGACCCAGCCATGTATTCGCAGATGATGCAAATGCACCAGCAGATGATGGGCAATATGACTCCTGAACAAGTGAAGCAGATTCAAAAGCATATGCCAATGAATGGAGGAAGTATGCCGATGAGGAATTCAGAACATAACCACTAGTCCAATTGGCATTAAAACTAGACCGCCTTCGGGCGGTTTTTCTTTGACTGCAAATGTCTGCTTTGGGTCGGAAGCGGCCTAACGTTTATTTATCCAAAATAAATTCATTGTCTTAAAGTATGGGCCTTATAACTTATGCATGCCACAAGAATCCAAATCTCTTCAGCAAAAATGGAATGACCGCATTAAACATGCGCGCGCTCACTGGGCATCCTTTCATAAACGCGTAAAGCACAACCGCAATACTGTTGCTGGGTTTAACTGGAATGCAGATCCCACTGGTAAAGAGTTCTACAGCCTAAGAGCTAATTTAATCCACGGAACTATCTCTGCGGTCCTACCTAATGTATATGCGCGTAACCCAGAGATCTCAATTACCCCAGCCCATGCGGGCGCGGATATCAAACTCTTTTGCAGCACCCTGGAAAAAGTAACTAATAGAGCTCTAGAGCATGCTCATTTAAAGAATCGAGCTAAGTCTACAGTCAGGGCTGCATTGACCTGTAGCTTTGGAATCCTAAAGGTGATGTACCAAAGAAATGTCCATGAGGATGCTTATATCCAGGGACGTTTTAATGACGCACAGGAGAACTTGCTATCCATTGAGGAGCTCGAAAAAGACCTCCAAGACAAAGACCAAGCCAATCATCATGATGCCAAGAGAGCTGAGCTAGAGGAACTTATTCGGTCGCTACAAGAACAATCCGAAGTGCAATATGCTGAAGGCTTAGTCATTGATAGGGTCCTCACAGAAAATCTCCTCATTGACCCATCCATCTGTGAGTTCTGGGATTACACCGATGCAGACTGGATGTGCCAGGTCATTCCCATGAAAAGATCCCAGGCGGAGGCTCTGTATAAAAAGGATCTCTCCAATGCGAAGATCTACCAACCAGGACAGGGCGAGCATTCGCACAAGAAGGCTAGACGCTTAGCTTCAATGCAGTTAGATGCTGGGCCAGTCAGTGATGATCAACAGATAGCGGTTCTAGAGATATGGGACAGGACCACTCAGCGCGTATACACAATGGTAGAGGGCGCCACGGATTGGCTAAGAGAGCCTTATTCGCCACCTAGGGCTGGAGAGCGCTGGAATCCATTCTTCTTATTGCCATACCAGGTAGTCGATGGTCAATTCGTTGGTCCAAGCCTAGTTGATCTTACTGAGCGCCTGCAGGATGAGCACAATGAAGCAAGGGATAGATTTAATCAGCACCGGGATCTCTGTATCCCGGGATGGGTGGCTTCTGCTGATATCAACGAGAAGACCATTAAGAAGCACTCGGATTCTCGCTTTGGTGAGATCACCATCGTTGATACTGAGGGTAAGCCGCTTAACCAAGTCATTATTCCGAGAGGTCACCCAAAGATAGATCCAATCGTCTATGACACTAGCGCAGTACGCTATGACTGGGAGCAAGTAACAGGCTTGCAAGATGCAGCAAGGTCTACCGTAGTAAGGCCCAAGACCGCTACTGAAGCCAATATTCTGCAAAGAGCCTTATCAGGGCGCATATATGAATTCAAAGACCAGATCGAGGATTGGTTGCAAGAGATCGCGCAATACAGTGCCCAGGTTCTGCTGCAAGAACTCACAAAAGAGCAGGTAGAGCGCTATGTGGGCGCGCCAATCACTAAAACAACCATGATTGATGGTCAAGCTATCACGACAAAAGAGAAAAGCTACGACTGGCCTGAACTCACTAAAGAACGAATCTTCGAAATGGTCGACCTGCGTATCCGAGCTGGAACGACTGGTTCACCTGATGGCATTGAGGAGAAGGAGGGTTGGCTAAAAGTCTTGCCAATGATCGCCAGCCTGTCCATCCAAATACAAAACCTACAGGCAAGAGGGATGGATTACGAACATATCCGTAGCCTCCTACACGAGACTCTCTTGCGATATGACGATCGTATCGATTCAAATCTATTTATACCCAAGATTGAAAAGCAAGCCGATGGATACAAGGATATTTCAATGAATTGGCAATGGGAAATCAATAGGGAAAAACAAGGCAAACATCAACATTTAAAAGGGGAGACAGTAGATGACACAAGCAGTGAAAAACTTTAGCTCTGGAGTATTAACCAATGGAGGTTTAGTTCAGAAAGAGCAAGAGCGTGAAGCAAAGCGCCAGCAAGAAAAATTGCGTAAAGAGGCTGAAGAGAAGAGTGCGGCTGAAGCCGTTGCCAGGCGCATAAAGGCAAGGGAAGAGCGCGCCTTAGAAAAAGCAGAGCAAGAAGCCCAAGCTAAGGCTAAACAATTAGCGGACGAAGAGCGGCGAAGAAAAGCTGATGAGAAGTCAGTTCAAGATGAAGTGGCACGACTTCAAGTGGTTGCTGCAAAGGAAGCGGCTAGATTAGAGAGGCAGAAAGACCTTGAGAGAAGGCTTGCAGAAAAGGCGGCGCTTCAGCAGCAAGAAGAAGCTAAGCGTAAGACTCAGCACAAGCCTGTTGCCTTGCTTGATAGCCTCAGTAAAGAGACGGGGACTAAAGAGCCTGAGGCTGAAGAAGGTGAACCCACTCAAGAGCAAGAGGCTGAAGAGGAGAGCGCAGAACCTGTCTTTGCACCAGTGAAGGGTGAGGTGCTAATACCGGCTGAGATGCCTTCATTAACGTCTAATCCAGAACCGGAGCTAATAGCTGCCAGAGATATCAGCGAGTTATTGCCACCCCCTGTTGTACTTACCGTTGAGGCCGAGTCGCAAGCTTCCATGCAGGTAGAAAGTGGCAAGGATCTCATTGAAAGAGTCTTGAGCGCAACCGAGGAGACCCCCAAGGAGCCAGTAGAGGAGGCGACACAACCGAATCGTAGTGAAAACCGATTCCAAAAGATGGCTAATACCAATCGTGATCTTGCTAAAGAGAACGATGCGCTCAAGTCAAAGGTAGAAGATCTTTTAGATAAGTTACATAGCTACGAAATTGAAGGTGAGCTGGTGGGTAGCATGATGGATTCGGTAGATCGCAATAAGAAAGAGAAGTGGCACGAAAAGCCGGGAAAGTCCTACCTAAACAAGGATCACTTCAGCGTTGTTAAAGAGGCTAAGCAGGAAATGCTCAAGTACCTTTCTACAAGACAGGGCGAGATTGATCATTGCTATAAGTCTGAGCTCTTCGCTAAATATATGGATGACCCGTTTTACATGAATGTATTCGTGCAAAACCATGGCGTATTTGAATGGTGGCCAGTAATTGATTCCATTTACAACTCCATAGGCTTGCCAAAACCAGACTGGTCTAAGGTAAAGGTTACGAGCCATGCGCCACAACCGATTAGAGCTAGAACAGCTACCTTGGGATCACCTGTTGCAAGCTCTGAGCAACCCATGGATCGTATAGCCCAACACCTAGGCAATATGGGTATCTAGTCTATTGCCTAGCAAATAACATTAAGGGCGCGATATCGCCTTTATCTGCGGCGCGCAGGGCTAGTAGGTAGTTTTGACGTGTAGTGCCTGGGGTGGCGATTGAAGTATTGCCGCCCCAAGAAAATCTTTTACCACCAAGGCTCACAATCAAAGCATCAGCCATTAATCGCGCATGACGACCATTGCCATTTGGAAACGCATGAATCAACACTAACTGATGATGAAAGCGCACAACAATCTCATCAATGGGCATCGCCTTGTTTTCAATTTGATAGGTAGTGTTATCTAAGAGATTCTTGAGGGCAACGGCAATCTGAGTCCAATCAATGCCGATACTCTTGGCGCTCTTTCTGAATGTGCCAGCCCACTGCCAAGTTTGATTAAACATACGACTATGCAATTCACGCACCAAGCCCTCATTTAAAGCTTGAATGATCTTTTGACGCGCAATCCAATCTGCACCTTCGACAATATTCATTTCTTCCCAAGCGTTTAAATCAGCTTGAGTGCTAATGTGTTTGGGGATAAGACCCTGAGCTTCATCCGGATCAATCGGAGTAGCTCCTGGTGCGTATTCAAACTGCATCACCATAGATTCCTTCTAGGACCATCCAGAATCTCTTTTGCGAGAAGTTGAAGTTGCTTTTCGCTGGCAGACTTGTCTACCGACTGATCCTCAAGACTCATTGAATGAGAAATAGGGCGCAGTCTTTCACGCGCAACTAAAGTAGCGCGATCTTCCAAGATTTCCTCTAAAGACTTGCGTGGCACGAGGGTGTATTGCAACTCACAATCTAAGGCACTAGCTAATTTACGTAGGCTAGCTAAAGTGATCTTTTCATCGGCTTCAGCCTTTTCAAGCTTTGTAATACTGGCGGGTGTAACGCCTAGCTTGCGAGCCAATGCAGAGGCTGACATGCCCAAAGATTCGCGAATAGTTTTAACCCAGCCGCTAGCTGGACGGGTTGGAGGACGAACTTCCCTAAGCTTGGTAAGGACCAAGTCCATTTGATGGAGTTGTAAGTTGGCAAATTTCTTGTTCATATTGATACCTATAGGTATTAATTAATATGTCTAATTGTAACCTATAGGTATTAATTAATACACTTAATTGATACCCATAAGTATCAAATAGCTATAAAAAGGAGGGTTTTTCGCTTAAATAACAACGTCATTCCGTCAAGGGCACCCCAACGGGGTGGCTTGCGAACCCTTGATGGCCACGATCAAAGAAATGCTCTTTTATGCCCAAGGTGGCGCAATGACACATTGGGCATAAAGACTCATAGCAAAATAATCAAGACACCCAACAAAAACCCCAGATATATCCAAAGCACTTAACAACTACCCAAATAATGAATGTATGTAGCAATGGTTAACTACTGGGCTACTGGTTCATCCCACGCGTTAAAGCTAGAGTCGCGCCTAGTAGCGTAGCAATGGATAGGTTCACGCACTATCAATCGGTATGAATCTAACTAATTCATAAATATAGATAGGGGTGGCATATGCCAATTTCAAATACAGACTTGCAAGAGTTAGCTAAGGTTTCCTTGGATGAGTACTTGCGTAATCTGCCAGTCGATCAAATCGCGGTAGAGCGACCTTTCCTGAAAAAACTCATGGAAGGCCGTAAGAGCCTATTAGGTGCAAAGCAGAACGTTGTCGAGAACATTCGCAAAGAACACGGTAGTAACTTTAGCTGGGCCTTTGGCGAAGAGACGGTCAAGTTCAATAAACGCAATACCACTGAGCAAGCTTCCTTCCCATGGCGAAGAGCAGTAGATGGCTTGTACATTGACTATGACCGTCTCTTTAGCAATGGCATTAAGGTCAGAGAAGGTGGGGCGCGTGGTTTTCAATTGGAATACAACGAGCGCGTACAACTGATCAATCTCTTGGATGAGCAATTGGAAGTCCTGCGAGAAGGCTTTCTCAATAAGTTAGACCTGGAACTTCACCGCGATGGCTCGCACGGCGCAGATGCGGTAGTTGGCCTAGACAGTCTAGTCAGCCTAGCTCCAGATGCCGGTACGGTAGGTGGTATTGATCGAGCTAAGGCAAGTTACTGGCGTAACTACGCAGTTAAAGACATTGCATCAACATCGCCAGGTAACTTAGTAGGCGAGATGGAGACTGCATGGCGTCAATGCATTAAGCATGGTGGTAGCCCGGATTTCATCATCGCAGGGGGTAAGTTCATTGATACCTATCGCAAGCAGGTGACAGTCACCCATATCGCTGGATCGGGTGAGACCAAGTACATCGATGCTGGCGTAGGTGCAGGCGTCAATACTGGCCTAGCCTTTAAAGGGGTTGAGATCATCTGGGATCCACAGTTTGATGAGCTCGATGCCATGGCTAATAGAACTGTTGAGTGGAGTAAGCGATGTTATTTCCTCAACACACGCTTTATGAAGCTACGGGATGACGACTTAGACATCGTAGCCCCGATTCGTCCGCACGATACCTTAGCTATGTACGCCATGGTGAACCTACGTTGTGCTTTATCCATCTCAAGAGCAAATGCCCATGCGGTATTAGCCATTCAATAAGGAAGATCAATATGAACCACAAAGAACTCATTCATAGTGACTTCCAAATTAAAGAGGTAGAGGCGGTAGTGCGCAGGGATGCATTCACGACTATCCATGTACATGTGCCGCCGTATGAGACCAACATCCTGCGAAATCTATTCGGGCGCGAGAACGTCACGGTGTTCGAGCGCCCATCAAAGACCACTATTACTCCAGAACAGGAGTACGACAGACTCTGCGCCAAGTATGGACATGAAGTAGTGGCCAAAGTCTTTGGTGAGGATGACGGTGATCGCCTAATGGAAATAGTAGAGGGACTAATGGCTGAAGGAAGGCTCCCAACTCACGAGCAAACATTAGAAAAGGCTTGCGAGCCAGAGGCAACACCAGAAAGCAAAGGAGCCAAGAAACGCTAGCAGCAGGGAAGATCACCGCTAGCGGCCGGTGTTTGGGTGCGGCTGTGGGTGTTGAAGTAACGATGGTGTGTGGGCGCGCGTAACTGCGCCCCACTGCCAACACCAAAGAAAAGCCCAGGCGGTAGTGGGGCGGTGGACTTCCATATTCCAAGCATCAAGAAAAGAACCTATTACATGCTTCCAATCATCACGTCTCTAGTCCAAACCTTGGCCATCAATGGCCTTGGTCTGCTTGCAGGCGCGGTCCAAGCGAAAGGCAAGGAATTCATTGAGAGCAAAATTGGGGCGCGTATTCCGGACAACCCCAGTCAGGAAGATCTAATAAAGCTCAAACAGTTAGAGATTGAGCAAGAGCAGCTTCTACTGCAATACACGCTTAAACAAAAAGAGCTTGAGATAGAAGAATCCAAACTTCTAGCGGAGATGCATCGAGCTTCTCAAGAAAATGCCACACAGCGCTGGCAATCCGATATGGGTAGCGATTCAAAGTTATCGAAGAACATCAGGCCAGGAACGCTTGTTTATATTCTTACCGCCTATCTTCTATTCGCACTTCTCTCAGCAATGGGGATAGATATTAATGAAGCCTATGTGAAGCTTCTGGGCGAGTGGGGTCAGCTAGTCATGCTGGCTTACTTTGGAGGAAGATCAGTAGAGAAGATCTTTGAGATGCGTATGCATGGCTCAAATAAAAGAGAAGGGCAGGCATGAGTGGTTTGGTTGCAGAGCAAGCTGCATTCTTGATTGATGTCAGCCGCCTCATTCAGTTTGCAATAGCTGAAGGGTGGGTAGTTACAGGAGGGGAGCTTTGGCGTTCCCCAGAACAGCAGGAAATCTATTTCAAAAGCGGTAGATCAAGAACCATGAATAGCAATCACTTAAGGCGCTGCGCTATTGACCTGAACTTCTTTTGGAACGGAAAGCTTGTCTGGGATAAAGAGCTAATCCGGTCGGTTGGTGAGTATTGGGAAAGCCTAAGCACCAAGAACAGGTGGGGTGGAAATTTCAAGGGATTTGTAGATATTCCTCATTTTGAGAGGATGGTTTAGGGCTCATCTAAACGGCGGCTTCCCGCCAATTACGCTCGGTAGAGCGGAGGATTTAAAAATCCTTGTGTCGGTGATTTGATTCCGCCCCGGGCCGCCAAGAACTTCAAAATGACTGCTTAGGCAGTCATTTTTCGTTTCTAGTCTTAGTGTTTACTGTTGCCTATATTAGTTAACGCTTTTGAACTTTGCCTACCGCCGTATATTTGACCCAACTCTGCCTAACCGTAGCCAACCATCTAGGGTGGTTACTTACCATGTCGTTTAAAACGAAATTATTAACGAGTGCTGAGGGTAATCACTAACGCATGCTTCCATAAAAGTAGCTATGCTGACGTGAGCTTAAAAATTACTGTGGAGGAGA